CTTGGGCGGGTTTCATTAAGTTAGAAAACCACTTTTTTAATGTCTTTTTTGGTGTCATATTACTAAAAATATTAAGTTATTACTTATTAGTTAAAGCCGATGTACTCTATGAATTGCACCACGCGGTAAGGTGGCATATTGTTATGGTGCTGGTCGCCACCAACTGAGGAGGTATTTTGATTATAATAAGCATCATATGTACCACTATTCCAATTACGCCCTCCTAAAAGCCCTCCTCCTCCATAACGATTGTAGAGACTCTCACTACCTTGTTGGTGATTGTGAGCAGGCATTTCCTCAATAGTGAGTTTGTGAGAACGTTCGCCTCCTTGTTTAAGGATCTGATTAAGACCATAGTCTTGAACATCTTCGGGTTTCTTAACGTAGTCAGGGTCAAGACCTATGGGCATTTTACCTCGCAGGTTCACGTATTCTCTCCAGCCTTCAGGTATTTCATTAGCAGGTTTACCCCATAAGGCGATAAGTCCAATAGGCACGGCTTGCTTTTGTTTTTCTAATTTTTCAATGCGTTTGAGAAGTTTTTCTGTCTTGGTGTTATCTGTTTTATTTTCTCCTAAATATTGGAGATTGTACACACGCTTAAAGTCTTCCCAATTGTAAGTCTTTTCGGGGGTAGACCTACCAAAAGCGGCTGTGCGAATATTCTCTAAAGGACGGAGGAAGCCGTCGTCAAAGGTTACCTCATTGGTTTCTTCTTTGATAATAACCGTATCTCCTTTCGCACCTCCTTCAAAGGGGAAAAGTTCTCCGTTGATAAAGACAGTGCCAGGGGTGATGGTGTTGCCTATCTCCTCGCAACCTGAGATAATAGCCTTATTGCCTGCAAGGTGTCCAAAATGGTTAAATAGGTTGTAGGCGTTCTGCATAAAGGCGAGAAACCCAACATCAAAGGGATAGCCTGCGTTGTGTTCTGTATTTATTGTATTCATAATCCTCTCCCCGTTCCCCTCCCCGAAAGGGAGGGGCAATCCGCACGGGGTAACGGTTTTAGTTATGATTTATCTCCCATCGTTTACCAGCCAATTTGTAGAAGTTCACGAGGGCTTCTAACTTATATTTATCGTATTCTAAACCATTCGGCAGCACGACTATAAAATCTACTCCGCCGTCAATGTAACTACCTCGTTGGTAGAGGAATACTTTGCCTATGTACAGGGGCTTATTCGTGCTGCGGGGATAGATATACAACCTTTGTTTCTGCCTGCCGTCCTCGATACGGATACGCCGTTGTTCGTCATCAAACTCATCATTTAGAGCCTTACGCAAATAGCATACTTGGCTGTTATGAGCGAGGTTGTACAAGTCAGCTTGGCGAGCTCTCTGAAAGTCGTATAGCACTTTGTGCAAGGGCGTTGCCAACATACGCAACCACGCTACCAATTTTGGCTTTCGCAAAAAGGTAGGGGTAAGTAGTACAAGTAGTTTGTCGATGTTTAGGTTATACATTGCTAACGTAGGTTATATCGTTAAAGTTATCAATGGTAAAGTAGCCTGCGGTGGGTATTTTGCTTATCTCTATCGTTTCAAAAGCTCCGTAGTCTCCACTACTGGTGATGTTCTTACTTTGGGCAAGCACTAAGTGAGGTATTTTAACCCCCTCTGCTTGTTGCAGCGCATCAATAAGGTGTGCTAATACGAGCTCACCATTGAAAGGCAACCTTTTTAAGTAGCTTTTTATAGCCTCTTCTACTGGGTGTGTAGCGTGAATGATACTTTGTCCGTTACTATCAAGCACCAAAGGATCATATACTATCTTCATTTGCAAGTGAAGTATATCGGGTTGGTAGTTCACCACTGATAGGCGTACGCCCGCGTCTTTTATCTCTTGCAAGTAGGCTTCAAATGATTGCTTTTGGGCATCGGTGATTGGTTGGAGCGTGTCGCCCTGGTCGCCTGCTATTTTGACTATCAAACGCCCCTCGTTTTTACTTTCAATCACTGCCGAGTACTTCACTATCTTGCTGGCTTCTATCTGTTCCTCTGTGTGTCCTTGGTTGTTGAACTTATCGCTGTCGGGCAATAAGTCAAAGCCGTATTGGAAGGCAAGGGCTTTGCTTCTGTACCAATGTGCTGTGTGGGGTTTGAGTTCGGCAAGGCGTTTGTCAATATCCACCCTATGCTGGTCGAATAGCTTCTCTAAGCTCCATATTGCTACGGCTATGATGTACACCCACAAGCGCCAAATCGCTACTTTGGAAGTGCTATTGAGGCTTTCCAATGCAGGCTCTTGTGCTTTGGCTTGGAGAATAAGGTTTTGTATCTCTTGAATGCTTCGTGCCATAGGTTAATGATTGATAATTAGGGGTTGTAAGCTCTCAATGCGCTGTTTGCCTTTTTCGAAATACTCTTCGTCTATTTCGGTAGCAATGCCACGCATACCCATATTGTGAACGGCTTCCATACAGCTCATACTCCCTGCAAAGAAGTCGGCTACCACTACCTCATTGCGAGGTTTGTCTTTGGGGATAACCAGTGCTAAAAGGCGTTCTAAAAGGCGAACGGGTTTTTGAGTGGGGTGAATTCGATTATTTTTTTCAAAGTTTACTCTGATAATAGAACGTTCTCGCATCCCCTCTTTGATTGACTTTAAAGTCATAGTTGGCACAGAGAAAATAACCATAGATTCCTTTGATAAAGATGTATTAAACCCGTTGGCATTTCTTTTTTTGCTCATACTAATATGCCCGCTTATTAAATATTCTTTCATAAATTCCAATTCTTTAGTATTGTTTAAAGCCGATTTAATACGATTAATATCCATAACCAAAGTGTCTATATTATGCTGTTTTACTTCCAAGTAAGGAACTTTAACATCTGCATTTATACTCCCTTTCTTTTTTGTGTATACAGCGACTGTTTCGTGAAAGCGTTGTATAGGTAAAGTAGGAGAAGAAGTAAAACCTTTATCCCAAATCACCTCCTCTTTAAATACAAAGCCTAAGCCGTCTAATATGGTATTCCAACGGTAAAAGGAAGTACCACGCCCAAACATTACAATAAAGCCTTTTTTGGTAAGTAGTCGCTTGCATTCGGCAAAGAATTTAGGCTCATCAAAAGGGCGTTCCAGCTTTTGGTTTTTGAGGTACAAGTACGGAGGGTCAATGCAAATTACATCAATACTCTCATCGGCGAGGGTTGCCATTACCTCTAAGTTATCGGCGTTGTATAATTGTAGGTTATTCATAAGGTTTTTATTCTTTACTTACTATAAAATCAAGGTTTATTGCCCAAATGCTAATACCCTCAAGGCGTTTAGCTACTTGTTCGTCTTCTTTGGTGAAAGCCGTTGCAGGCTGTAGGTTTTTAGCGGTGTAATAATTTAGTATATCTTTATTGCTAAATATCTCAGCAGGTAGTACTAAGGTTTTGCCTGCTACTACATCATCGGTGATGTTAAGGGTATTAGCTTCTGCAAACTCAAAGACGCTTTCAATAGTACCTGTGTGTTGTAAAGCGAGGTCGAGGAGGCTTTGATTATGTAGTGCGGTGATTATCATTTTGCTTTACCATTTAACTGCTTGTACTTCTTAAGTTCGGTGAGAAGCTCTTCTACTGAGGCTTCTAAGTCCTTAATGCGTTGGTTAGCGTGTTTGAGTTCCTCAATAGCATTGGCGTACTTGGTGCCTAAGTCTTCTATCATCTCTCGGTATATCTTCACAGCCTTGTCTACATTGTCAAGTTCGGAGGTTTGTAGTTCCATTTGCTGCTTGGGGCGACCAAAGAACCAACCTGCTAAGCCCGATAATACCATTCCGATAAACGAACCAAAATGCTCTTTAAATACTTCTGATATCCATTCCATTGTGATATGTGTTTTTAAGTTATTTTCCCTTTTCCTTCACTTGTTGTTGCACCCGTATAAGCCCCTGCTTGTAGGGTGATTCCTGCTTGCACTGTTACCTCGCCACTCTTAACAAAGTCATCAATAAGAGAGGCTAAGCGTTCGGCATACTCTTCCATTGAGGCATCTGTTTTACGTTGCATATCTTGTTGAAGGCGGATAATGCCTTGTTGAAGGGCTTGTTTGTTTAGTGCCATAGTGCGTTTATTTTGTTGTTGATTTCTTCAAACTTGGCTATGTTCTGCGGGGCAAAGTTGCCAGGACCTGCGGGAGTTTGAATGATAGCGTTTTTAAGTTCTGTTAAAAGGGCGTTTAAAAGGGTTTTAAAATCGGCTTGCTCATTTTTGAGTTGCAGTTTGCCATCTTCTATCTTTAGGGTAAAACCTCCCAATATGCATTCTACTTTCTCCAGCTCGGAGGTTCCTACTACTATTGCCGTTTCTTTGTTGATAAAAGACACACATACCAGCGAACCCACTTTGGGTTGAAAGTAGAAGCCTCCGTGCTCAAAATCTACTACTAAATACACATCGTTAATAGGTGAACTACCGTCTAAGGGACTTACATCGGCGGTTTTAGCCTCCTCATCTACAGAGGTTACCTCGCACACCTTGGCGTATAGTTCCTGCCTCGTATTG